CATCAGGCGGTGGATACTGATACGTTACCAGACAAGGCCCAACCCATAGAGCATATGGTTCTGGCTGAAAGTTAGCCTTGTACCTGATCAAATCACCTACCTTCACTGATCATCTCCAGCAGTTCATCATCGTAAGTGTATTCAGCTTGAAATGTTCCGTGATCGGGACAAGTCCAGTGAATCGTAATAACCTCGTTCAACTCTGCGGGTGGCTTTACACGTTTTGTTATAAGACCTACCCAGTCGCTACAATACGCAAAACCGGGGTCCAACACGTGTGCTCTTTTGAACCTCACCAGATCACCGACTTTCACTTAGCACCTCTAATGCAATCTCGTCTTCCCAGCTTACGCCGATCTTAGACCAAAAGACTTCAATATCGCTGCCATGAGCGGTCGGGGGGTTGAACTCGATACTTAAAACAATACCTATCTGTAACCACGCATCATAGAAAAAGTTTGATTTGTCCATGCGGCTTCTGTCCTTCGTCACCAAGTCACCGACTTTCATTTATAACCTCCAACTCATAGCTGTTTTGTTCTCTAATGTCGTTATTTAAAAAGTTCCACGATATCCAGACAGGATAAGTTACACTAATAGGGCAGTTCTGCACATAGACCACTACACCCAAGGCGGGGCGAAGACCCCGCTTTCTAAGGAGGTCAGCCCGTTTAAACACAGACTTATATGTTACTAAATCACCTGCTTTCACTGATCACCTCCATATCCGACGACCACCAGTTACGTAACTCACCAGAACGCAATACCCGTAAAACGATAGTATTTATGTTTCACCAAATCACCGACTTTCATTTATAACCTTCACTTCGCTTTCATATGTCACAGACGTACCATCGGACTGCGTCCAACGCGGGTTACTCCATACGACGCCCCACCGAGCATCTCCAAAATCGTCATGAAAAAGGAACTTAACCACCAGTCCAACACCAAAGTTGTATTCACCTGTATTAGAATGTACCACCAAATCACCGATTTTCATTTGTCTCGCTCCATAGATATTTAAGGTACACGCCCAGAAAAGGCAACGAAGATGCCCACATAACGAGAAGCGATAGCTCCTGATGGCAGTTAGCAAACAAGTGCTCCATTAAAACGTAATACTCCGTGAAATATAAACATCGTCAAAGCCCCAGCCTCGCACCACGTTATCATCATCATTCTCACCTACCCGACAAAAACGATAACCATGTTCGTCTTCATCGTCGCACCAGTCCATAAAATCGGTGATGGCGTCGATCTCTTCGTAACCCTCATACCACTTAACGTATGACCAGTTGAACAGGATATTACCATCTCCTTGAAAGTCTTTGATACGCATGTCTGTCTCTGAAAAACACATCTTGCGTGCCTCTGGTGACTTTGCCATTGTGGCTAAAAACTGTGGCATCACCTCTTTGGCGACGATAAAAACGACTTCTGAACGATAACCCATTTTAAGCCCCTGCTTCTTTATTAAGTTTTGTCAACAGTTCGTTGAGCGATTTGATCTCGCTTTCGATCTCGTCGGCATCGCCATACATGGCGCAGTCTTCCAGATCATCGATCCGATTGTTGACACAATCGATCAGCGCGATGATTTCATCAGTTGTCAGGTTCATTTTTTTCTCCTTACTCTATAAATATAGCACCGGATGGCACCAAAGTCAAGAGAAAAGTTGTCAAGTAAGTGTCAAGCCTCGCTGACTAATACAAGTTCGTGTGAAAGGTATACCTGATGGAGAGAACCGAATAAAACCGTGATACGATACATGTCATGCACGTTTTCTATCATCATAACTACCCCTACAGGTTCCGGTGGTACCCAATCGCCCTGGCCGCGCATTTCCTCTAACGAAACATAAAATGCCTTGCTTTCCGGCGGACATTCGTATAAAAGATCAGTAACCAAGTTCATTAGTTTGGTAAGTTCTTCCTTCTCTTTTTGCTGGCGATAATCGCCCAGGTTCACTACGTTATCTTCTTTCTTGTTGTCTTTTGTCCATGTCATCTTAATATCGAAATCGTAGCGCATAAATGGTTATTCCTTGTGTGTAAAAATGGTTTGTATACCCTAAGTTGATGTAGTTTTTTCCAAGAACATCGCGTGAAACTTTAGCTCTGCGCGATTAGGAAACAACACGATATAACTGTTCCTGTGTTCCCCTTCTCGGACAATAAGCCCGGTGCGATGATCAGGGATCTGATCTTGATGGGTGCCGTCTGTAATGACAACCAAATCGCCGGGCTTAAAAGTCTTCATCACTTATAAGTATGCCACTCTTTTACAAAAGATGCAAGCAATAAATGTCAAGTTGCTGTCAAGTATGGGATGCCTGGGGGCAGTTTACCTGATACGATACCTCCGTGTTTGGCGATCACAAGGGTGATCTGCGTTGCGGGTACCCAACCATAGACCGATTGGGTAGGTGTTTGGGGGCTTTCCGCCCATTCCAACAATAGATCCTCTTTCTCGCTCGGGTATCCAACCTCTACCGCTACGTACTTACTTGCACTGTCAATACGTGGCGTACAGTAAGCACCCTGATTAGCTTGGACGCTCATAGTAAAACCATCCTTGCAGATAATCTGTTTATTAAGTCTCATTAAAGTTCTCTCCTTTCCTCTTCTTGTTTGTTCGGTATTGTCTTTGGTTCGTTAATATATACTGGATTTTCCCCCGGTATCACTGCCACTACGTTAACGCGCGTTAATGTAACGTCAACGCCAGGGGGCCAAAACTGTCCAAACTTTGTTTGTGCCTCCTTAATAGCCTCGCGACTGTCATGGGAACCGTAAAATACCTGCTTAAAGTGAGTATCTCCGTTGTATAAAATAGCTGTCCAAGTCATTGTTTTTTCCTTTTGTAAAATGGTAGGGGCGATGGGACTCGAACCCATATGCACCAGTTACCCAAGTTTAATGCACCGCTTATAAGACGGCTGGGATACGCCCCCACTTGGTAGGTCTACCAGGACTCGAACCTGGAACGAGAGATTAGAAGTCTCTTGTGATATCCCTTTCACCATAGACCCGTGTATTTATTCCAGGTTTAAGGTGCCATGTTGTGTCTTAACGGCGATCTCCCATCCTCCCAGATGGGGGGTGTGATAAATAAGATTGGTTACCGGAATCTGCACGACTGCCGTAAGCGTAGTGAAGCCCCGTTTATGGTCATACTTCTCCGTTGAACTCTCAACGATTTCAGTATCATAGAAGTTTTCGTTAATAGTCTCGGTAAGATATTCAGCGAATGTATTATCTCGCCCATAGTCATCGAGGTAGCCATCCTCTCGCAAAGTATTTAAGATGCTGCTTCCACTCCAGCAGTCACGCACATCTAAACCAGGCGTGGCAAGTAGCGTGCTTAAGTTGTTCACCACATCAGTTTCCGCTAATGCAGTTTCTACCTCCGTTTCGTTGTGAATAAACACATCCGTGCCCTCACTACATGTAAGAATAGCCATGGCATCTTCTGACAGCTTAAGCTGTTTCAAAGTATCATATACAGACAAGTTACCTCCTCAAGAATTGTTATTTTGTCTAACTTTCTCAATAGTAGCATCTCTAATTCGAGAAGTCAAGAACTTTTTTAAGAAAACTGGTACCTTCCCAACACTATCTCGTATAATTATGCTTCATCGTGTTAACAATTACTCCACATAACTCTTCGTACTGGTAGCTTGCAGCTTAAGGCGAACGCCACTTCGCCGCTGAAACGGAAGGCAGGCTATTTCCAGTTATTCGGTAGCAAGAACGTAGGTAAAAAATATGGCACATGCCATAGCAGTGGCGCATCCAAATATCATCATGATTTATCTCCTTTTATTGTTAGTTATTAGTGGCGGCTCAGGTAGGATGAGCCAAAAATGGTGGGCTCTCTGGGACTTGAACCCAGGACCATCCGGTTATGAGCCGGGTGCTCTGACCAACTGAGCTAAGAGCCCATTGGTGGGTCTACTGGGACTCGAACCCAGAACCTACGGATTAAAAGTCCGGTGCTCTGCCAGTTGAGCTATAGACCCATAGTTATACAGTATAACAGCCTCTACCAGAAAAGTCAATAACTTTTTAGCCATTCGACAGGATACCACGCCTCCGGTGCGAATACCGCTTTCATCGTATAGTCAGAAGGCTTCCGCGTCCACTTTACATATGCGAACTTCAACTTAGGCTTCCTTGCCCACCCAGCAGCATTATAATAAAATGCTTGATCAAGAAACTCGGTATCACCACAACGATGATAAGCATTTTTAAATATCTGTGCTCTGTCTGTGTAGCCTATGATATCTCTGGTTTCTTTCAAGATTTTCATCGTATCAACACCACTCTCTCTGGCTAAATCATCAGAATATCTTACAACAATTCCCATGCCTGGTATGCGACGGCGTGGCATACACACCAAATCACCTACCTTAATCTTCTTTGTTTTATTTTCCATTACTTAATACCTCATACTCTTCGGTTTTGAGATCTATCAGTGTCCATTTACATCCACTACAATCGTAGCAAAACACAATCATAGAAACTGGATCAGTACCACTCGCTATTTCCATAACGATTCCGTGACGATATACAGGATCAAACCCAACAAGTCCATCGGGATATGCTGCGTATGTTTCGTAATCACTGACCCATCTAATTAAACACCCTCGTTTTGGCCTCATATAGTAACTATGAAGCAAGATGCGTTAGTAGCTCATCATAGCCACCAATAATTTTTTCTTCTCCTGCTATTAGTATAACAATAATTGGGTACGTTGTCCAGTCAAATTTTTGTGTGATCATTTCGCGGTAGTCTTTAGCAAAATCCATATCAATAAATACGTATTGTTTATCTTGTTCCATTAGGTCGGCGCATGCGCGTAGACAGTAGGGACAGTCGCTCACGCCATAAATTAAAAACACAATGCTATTCCTTGAGTTTCATTTTAATAATCTTTGCTACGTTCATGCCGCACTTGTAATATGCTTTAACCTCACATTTTCCCTTAAAAACATTGCGAAGGTTTACCAACGATGCTTTATCGGTTTTGTCAGCAAAAGGTGCAACCAAAAAAACTTCTGAATTACCTTTGTTTGCTATTTTCAACGCATCTCGATGAACAGCCTTTAAAGAAGAGTATACACCGTGAAACGTGTCTTGTCTATCGAAGAGACAATAAATATAAATTTTGGTCATGATATTTCAGGTATGTCTGAAAACGCTGTTACTAAAGTAGCATTAAAAGAAGATCTAAGTGATTCTAATTCTTCTTTATAAGTAATCATACTTTGCTCATCATCCAAGGCCAATGCATTGAGATACATTTTTTCGAGATCTTTTTGCTTTTGAAATAACTCTAAAATGGCATACGAAAGATATATGTTAGAGCCGAATTGTGCTATTGAATCCTGATGTTCGGCAAAGGGCCCAATGTCGAAAAATATTCCAGATGATTTAAGAGCCATTAGTTAACTCTCCTATATTAAATAGATCGTTCTCTGATGTATTACCTCTTACAACCCTTACAGCGGGAAATTACCTTTTCTCTTTGTTCTTTTGAATTGAGATTTATTTTTTGAAAATTTTCAATTTTGTCTTCCATCAATCTACCATTGGCCAAAACTTTGATTACGCCGGCACTTCTTTTAAAAGAACCGCAAAGCACAATTTGTTGCGAAGGTTTATGCAAAATATATTCGCCAGGATATACTACTAAATCCTCATTGATCTCTTGAAACTCCATTTAACGACATCTCCTTATCATATGCTTTTCGTTTCATCTTGTTTATCTTCCCTAAGATTTTCTCTCTTCTTAAAATTTTAAATGCTATATTCTCTGGTGAATATTCGCGTCGAGGGCTCTTAAGGCCCGCCATCCTCATTCTACGAATTTTGTTTTTTAAACTATCAATACTTCGAAGCACTTTTTCATTATTCTCTTCCGACAAATAACGATCAATTAAATTAACTCTGGTGATGATATTATCACTCTTCTTTCTTGCTGTGGCAACATCTACATTTTCTTCATGCCGAACTGGCTCGGCTAGCCAACTATTATTTGTAATAGAATACACACCCGATGAGATATGTGCTTCATTGATGTCTTCCACATAAATTTCAACTTCATAGCCATGAATCTTAATGTTGTGTAGATCGTTCCACAGTGCTCTTTTTGCATCAAAAAATCCTTTTACAATATCACGGGGTGATTTAAATCTAGTGAAGTCAACAACAATGTGCAAGTCAATATCAGAATAATTCGACCAGTTATAGTTTGCGAGAGAGCCTGTAAATCTTACATCTTCCACTGCCAAATCAATATCCAAGTTATTGATAAAATCATCAACAATATCTTTTAATCTTCGCGCAACATCAGGCTCTAACTCTCCTCGGGGCCAAATTACTGGTTCTAGTGTTTCTTTGATATCAAAACTACTTGCTTCCACTTCCTCACCTATCGCAGCACCAAGGGGAGACGCACTTTTTGATCGTGTTCGTTTCGGCTTGTTGGGATATGCCACACCAGGATCCTCTGGGCCGCCAAATAAATATGTATCACGATTCTTGACATGTCTCTGACGAACCTTTTTTTGGTAGCTTTCTATTTCTCTTAGTGTTAATATGTATTCGTTCCAACTCATAATTTTACCCCATATCCTCATAAATAGTTTGCTCACCGTCATCCCAAGTAATAATTGTATTATTTTTAGGGTGAGGTTGAATGTGAATACTAATGAAATCATTAAAACTATTAAAAATAGCCAATGACCCCAACGGAGCCGGTGTTAGCCAGTGGATAACGGTATGTCCTGTAGCAAACATGCAACCCTCAATTACAACTCCCTCGCCTGAAACACCAGTTTCATCATTTTTCCGACAAACCGTAAAAGTTCTCACGCCTTCTGGTGCCTTGTTAGAAATCTTTTTTGGTTTTAAATCCTCTGGCTCCGTAGCCATTGGCTCTAATTGTATCTTTTCATCGGACTCAGTTTTCACTACCATAATCATTTATGCCTCGCCTTTTGATTCTACATCAAATAAACTGTCCAAACAGATCTCTCGTATTACTTCAAAGACGGCTGCATCTGCCTCGATTTCATCAGGACACACTTCCTCTTCTTCTGGCGCCTCATCTCGTGCTGGCGTCGAAATAGTCTTTTTCAAATCATCTAAAGATTCAGATATTTTACTAATTTTTGTTTCCATTGTATCCAATTTTTCCGTCAATGTATTATAACATCTTTCTTTCTTTGTTTTCATGTTTATTTCTCCAATTATAAAACAACGTCCCAATCAATTTGATGGGCAGGGGCGACAATTAAAACATTTTCCAATACGCCTCCTCCAAACTCACTTCCCCCAACGTCAACCGCCAGTACATATCCTATTAAATAACCATCTTCTGTATACACCGCAGAGCCAGACGATCCTGCCCACGCATAAGAACGAATATATATCAATCCACCATAAGTGTATCCAATTATCTCACCACTGACAGTAAACGGTCCAACATTGTTGGGGTACCCCGTAAAATATACTTTATTCATAGTCGAAAGAGCATCTTTCCATTCACGACCATGCGGAATACTAGAAAAAATATCCAACGGAATCCTCCCATCAATTTTGTTCACTTCGATTATAGCATAATCCGCAACTAAGTTCAACTCAATGATCTCTTTACACCTAAAAAATTTACCATCAACATTTATTTTAGTGTATTGACATTCGCCAGGAATACCGTGATTAACAGTTAAAACAAAATATCGCTCTCCTACTACAAAATAAGTTCCTGTAGCAACAGCAAACAGCCCTCGTTCCGGTTCTAATGAAACAACTTTTACAGTGCTCGAACGAGATTTATAAATTGTTTCTCTTGCTTCCGACGATAATGAGCTAGAGATATTATCGAATGAGTTTATTTCTGCGAGTGTTGGCATTTTTGCATCATATTGAACTTTATACATTACGTATAAACCAACCCCTGCACCAACGAGCATAGAAAAAAGTATTAACACTAGATATTTAAACATTTTCTTCAAAGTCGTTTACTCCTTTAAACTTGCTTTTGATAACTTAAAAATACTGGCACTTCTTTTTGGCCAGCTTTCTTGGCAAACCAAACGATGTCTTCGTTTCCGGTGATCCTGATTCTTCCATTCATGCCAATGGCCACGTATACCGGCGCATCGGTGCCATCCTTGATAAACTCTTGATATGCTGTCATTTTATCATCAAAGACATCCTTGGGCGCTCTAAACTCACGCGAAACGTAAGGCCACAACTCCTCCACGGGCATCATGATGTGATAACGCATATCATTTGTATTCATCGGGACATCATATACTTGCACTCCCCCGTCCATCCAATCTTGTGCTACACTTTTAAGTGACACTCTGGGAGTTGGCACGTCTCGTGATTGCGGAGGCATCGAGGGTGCAGTTCCATATGTTCCAGATTCTCTTATCGTCTCCCCGGATGTTCTTTCAGCTTTCTCAGGCCTAGTCCAATCTTCAATTTCCATGGCTGGAAATTTTCTTAAAACAGGAATCAACTCGAATCGGATGAACGTATCTCTCGCGATAACACCCAACTGTTCATATTTAAGCTCTAATACAACTCGATAAGCGTCAGCCACTCTGCGTTTGCGAATAGTCTTAACAGTTGTAACGTGCTTGATGCCGCGAATTTCGTTTTTAAGATCATCGATCTCTCGTCCCTCTAGTTTACGAACTAATAACTGAATCTGCATTTTGTATAATCTCAGATCAAATATTTCATTAATCATATTATCGACTTTTAAAATCTGCTCTTCCATTGGACGGTCACCGCCTCTCGCTGCTTTGCGTGCTCTCGCTATTTCCTTTGCACGTTTATAGGCATCTCCAGGCTTGTCTTCTTCCTCATCTTCGGCGCCTGTGACGCCACGACTCCACACATCAGCATGTGGATCCTCTTCTTCGGCAGGCGGAGGCGGTCGCCAGCCTACTGGTTGCGGTTCGCCAAGGGTGGCTATTATGGGTTCGCCCTGACGTGCGCCTCCTGCCTCGCGCGCTCTCCGTGCTCTATCATAATACCCTACATCCTCGCCGGGATCTCCCTGGTGTCCTGGTTCATCAGCGAACCGCTCTAGATCGGGGATCTCAGTTATAAGCGGTACAACCAAGCCAAGACTTTTGCGCGTTCTTTTTGTTCATCACTTAACCCAGCTTGATCGGAATTAGGGTGGTGTGTTGCCCACGAATAGTCCGCCCAAACGTGTCGGGGCGCGTTGAACTCGGCGCCTCGCGCCATTGACTGTACATAGCCGTTCCAGTTGAGGGGAAGACCAGATAAAGCACTCCAGGCGTTCCGGGGGTGCGAACCACCGCTTATTAACGGACGCAAGTAGCTATTGATCAAGGTATACTTCTCTATTTTACTCATCTCGTCCCAGTTATCGCGCCCCCACATTGCGACTAGTATTGCTTGTTCGGCGTCAGTGTTTCCTGTATCAGCCTGCGCTTCAAACTTGCTGCGGAGACGTTCATACACTTCCCAAAACGTAGTACCATCTTCCATCTTTTGTGAGCGTACTTCTGCATATTCTAAATACTCATTCATAAATACTTTAAAGTTATCTCGGACTCCTTTAATAATCTCATCGGGATATTGATCCACATATTTCATAAATGTTAGGGCGCCTTCGACTTCTTCTGCACCCCAATCTTTTGTAGACTCCTTGGAATCTATGATAATTTTAAAATACATTTCCACATTACCACCAGTTAGATCAAATCTAAGTTGGGAGTTGTGTGAGAATTTAACACCCTCAAACGTAGGACGGGAATATTTATCGCCAAAGTTTAAATCTAGCTGGGTTTTGGCGTATCCATTTGCTTGTTTTTGTAAATCTGATAAAACAACTTCAAGCCTTTGCCTAAATTTCATACCGGGATTTACTAGTCTACCCACTACGCTCCCTTCGCCTTTAAAAATTTTCTCCATAGCAAACAAAGTGTTGCCGATCTCTTTAGGGAAACTAATGCCCAGTGGAACAATTCTTTTACCTTCTGGCTCGAAGTAAAAAGTAACCTCGCCTTCGTATTCGTCTTCATCAATCCCATAGGCGCGCCAGTTTTCTAGTTCTTCGTTGGATTCTTTGATATCATCAAACCATCTTCCATAAGATAGTCAACAAAGTTATCGAAATCATCTACGTCGCCACAGTCCTCACAATTAAAGCTCATATGTACGCGCAACTCGAAGTATCCGGGCCCGACCTCCTTTCTTCCCGAATCCGACGCCGGTTCAACATTCCACTCAGTCTCACTGATACCAACATTAATGTGTCTGTCGAGAATGGTCTCAAGGTGTCTTCTTTGTTGGAGATTGCTACCCCACCCCTTTGGTATTGTTGTTTGGTCGCGCTCTTCATCGGGCCAATAGTATCCATCCTCTTCGGGTTCCATTTTTCCTTTCCACCCGATAGGAAAAACAAAGGCAACATCGCCGTTGCCCATCACATAAATATCTTCGCCATAATCATTTATTTCTGCTTCGCCATAAACGCTCACATGTTGGCCGCGATTGCTCGCTGCCTGTACGATTTCCTCTATCCGGTCTCGCGCCTCTTCAAGCTGATGCTCCAGAAGTTCTGCTTCGTCCTCTTCTTCTTCTCCAGTCTCTTGGCGCATATTGGTGGCGCCGAACTCTTTAAATTCATAAGTTTCATCTGGGCGCGCCTCGTTAAAGAAAGAATTTAATATTGTTCCATCTCTCGTATCTTCCCAAGATCCTCCAAAGCGTGTTAAGTCTTGCGGGCGGGGTGGCTGCAGTTCACCATCGTCGTCTACAAATAGATCTTTTTGGTTGTCCCATGCCCAACCTCTTACCACGCTAGCATACCCTGGCTGTTTAGCGCCATAGGTCGCATGCTCGGGTACCACAAAGTATTGATGGTTTGCTGAATCATAAAACTTTCTCAAGCGCACACGCTCATTGGCAATGATGCCAGTGACATCTCGATCTGTGTCATGGAATATTTCTTGATCATCAAAGTCGGATAGAGGTTTTAACTCTGCGTCGGGGGTTATATCTGGTGCTGGCCATGGCTCGTCATCAAGCTTGGCTCGAATAGCCTCACGTACCATATCATAGGTTATAGCTTCTTTTACGTCTTTGTTTACGCTGTACCACTGTCGCTTATTGGCATCCACCCCAAACTCGAAAGCATCAGCATCATTGAGATGCTTGTGTAAAACATCAAAAACGTTTTTATCTCCCAATATATGTTTACGAACAATGGTTTGTGCTCTTTCTTTGGCCGGACCGTCCTCGCCTAAAAGTTTATTCAACTCATCAGTATACAAACGATAAGCAACGATACCGTGACCTCTGGCTTCTTCTCGGGCGCATTGAAAATACTCGCCACCCTCTCTGTGACAAGAAGTAATCCTTCCGATATCGCTCATCCGTAGGATATCTATTGGCGCACGTGAGACAATGATAGAGTATTTATGTTCTGTGGAAGTCATATCAAACAACTCTTGGACATCTTCCCACTTCTTATCGTTAGTGTAATAGATCTGCTTCTGGTTCCACCACTCTAACAACTCTTCGTCTAGCTTGCCTTGTTTTGCGAGCTTGCCGATGGCGCGAGACATTGTGCTTTTGTCTGTCTTTTTAATATTCTCGCCTTTTCGCGGGCCACCAGGAATAGTAAAGTCATAAGTCTTTTCGAGGTTTAACGCTGCTACTGTTTTGTCTTCATAGTATTCTTCAACGGGCCTAGGATCGGGGTTAGTTTCAGGATGAGGCATTCCAAAGTCGGGGGGCAAATCTCCCACTCGGCGCTTGCCCTTCTGTTTGACCGTCTTTGTTTCAAACTGGTTTGAACCATATCCGGCGACCTTATATGGAGGGCGCCAACCCTCGTCTATTAACGCAGTAACAATTTGTGCCAGGTTGCGTACATCTTGACCCCCCATAGGAAACGCAATACGCATTTTACCGGGCCCGCCGAAGACATCATCCAACTCTGGGTTAATATCTCCCTGGTTCATTATCCAGGTCGTTAGCTTTTCATGTTCCTCTTCTGAAATCTCAGTGAGAAGCGGCTTTTTATGCTCGCCTCGTGAAATCTCGGTGAGAAGAGCCTTGCATTTTGGCTTTTTTGGCGTTTCTTCGCCATCTCGAAGGTATTTAAACCACGTTCCAGTAGCAATGTCCATTTAAATTATACTCCAACAATATAAATAGTTAGTTATTTTCTATTTCATCTCCAGAACAGTTGGATGGACGCAATTATAAACGCGAGAAATACGCACGTCATCGTTTTGGCTGTAAACATGCTTTCATTTAAAAAATGCCACGTGAGCAGCGGAAAAGTTAAATAGGATAATGCAAAGATTAAAAACCTTGGCCCCCAAATCTCTCCCATCTCTGCATAAGCTAGCCGCATTCCATACCAAAAACACAATGAAGCGGGAAAAACAAACGTAAATATGGGGAGAAAAGGTTTATCTCTCCACCATTCCCACACAAACTGAGAGTTAAGATGAAACCATCCAAACAATTGTCCGGTAGTAAATAATAGACATGCTAATAATATTCTAGAAGTTGGCAAAAATGACCTCTTCACAATTATCTTTGTCTTCTGTTCTCTTACCGTACTTATCAATCATAATGATATTGTGGTCTTTGTATAGATTATACAAGCGTGGGTGGTGTTTGTATATCGATATCCATTTTTTATCAATTTCATTTAGATGTTTAAACAGTTCTTCATGCAGCACCGTTGTCATTTCATAGCCTTTACTCTTTCCGCATTCAAAAAAGTTGTGATCAAATTTGCCAATGGGCAGTAAAAGATAATCGCCTTTCATTTTGCTGCTTGCGACAGCTTCGTTTAGAGTATCGGCTTTGTCTAGGGTAAGAAAAAAATTTTTAGGTGAAAACTTTTTTAAATGAGAGAGCGCTATGGGATTAAAATTTTTATCATCAAACTTTCCTGCTGAAATCCATCCGCTTTCTGAACATCTGTTGAGCAAGAAAAATAAAGCGGAACGAGTGTAGTGATCCTGATAACTTGGCCAGTTCTCTTGAAAAAGATGAAATGCTTTCTCATCTCCAATTGGATAAAGGGACTCTGCTAGCTCTGCTATCCTAGCCGGATCTTCCATAGCGCACTTCCAAAATTCATAAATAACGCACTTATTTGTATGCGCAACAACAAAACGGTCACTCTCTGCTAAATTTAACTCTATTTCTCCCGAAAAAAGCAAAAAAGAATCAACAACATCTCCCTTTGGGATGAGGGCTTTTAAAACGGAAAGAGCTTTAAACTTGTTAGTGCTTTCCCTAATCGGTGACTTCATCTTCTACTGCAATCATCTGTTTGAAGTCGTCAATCGCCTCTTGTATCTGTTCTATTTTTGGATTTTGTTGTAATTCTTCTCTAGCAGCTTCTAAATCACTCTCCGATACTTCCGAAAGCTGTGCTTCTGGTTGCTGTGGCGGCTGTGATTTATATTGAACATAACTAGAAATAATATTGCCTATATCAACCAACGTGTACTCAATCTTGCCAATGCGCTCGCGAGCATCTGTCAACTCTTTCAACATTCTAAGTGTCAAATTAGGCCCACTACTCGTCATACCAATGGTGTGTCCCAAATCTTCCCCACACTCCTCTAGTTTTTGAGCAGCATGTTTTATCATTTTGCCAACTTCTAACTCTAAATCTTCCAAGTCAACAGAATATTGAATTGTTATTCTTTGTCCCATTTTTTATCCTTTTAATAGTTGTTTTGTTTTATTTGTGTTTAACGCGGTCTCAATGATGTCGGGAGCACCGACAACCACAATTTCAGAACCGGTATGGCCACGATTAATAATTAACTTAGAAAATCTATGATCCTTATTTAGTTCTGATGGAAGCATTCCTTGTTCATTTAACTGCTTCATTCTTGATTCTTCGCGGACAATTACAACGTGCTCTGGATTAACAAAAACCTCACGTAACGTATAAGTTTGTTTCATTGTAATGGCGCCAGCGCTACACACTTCGGTGAGCTTGATCAACATTTACTTCCTCCTCATTAAATGGATATACCTCTTCTTTGGAAACGTACCATTCTCCTCCTTGAAAAAACACCTTCAGCCAAGCGCTCGACTGCGCGAAGTCATCAATAACAACTGCCGCCTGTGGCTTTAAAGTTTTAATGTATTCTGATGGAGCTTTTTCGTGCTCATTAAGTAATGTAACATCTTGTGGGATGTAACATAAATCTCCTTTTAATATTTTCATTTTTTTTATCCTGTTTGTATAATCCCGTAGTTTGTCGTGATAAGAGTACCCGCACAACTCGCGGCATTTTGCAAAGCAACGCGCGTTACTTTAACGGGATCTATAATACCGTCAGCTAGCATATCAGTTAAGCAGCCGTTTTTAAAATCCCATCCTTCTTGTTCTGCAGACTCCACGATCTTGTTAATAATTAAATCTGGAGATTCGCCAGCATTCAAGGCCATTTGTCTAATCGGTTCTCTGCATGCTGCTTGTACAATTCCGGCACCTATGGCGACATCACGGTTTTTAGTCCCCACAACTAATGTGTTAGAAACGCGCAGCAAAGCGCACCCACCGCCAACAACAATTCCTTCTTCTTGGGCCGAACGTACTGCCTCTAAAGCATCTTCTATTCTGTGTTTCTTTTCGGTCATTTCAACTTCGGTTGTTCCTCCAACACGAATAACCGCCACACCAGATGCTAGACGCACGATTCTTTCTTGGATCCTACTGCATTCCTTCAAAGATTCCGTATCCTTAATCAAATTTTTAAGCGTTTCTATGCGCTGTTCTACTAGTTCAAAGTCACACTTACCACCAACTACGGTAGTATTATATTTATTACTCTCAATAAGTTTTGCACTACCTAAATCAACCATTTTTACATCACGAAGATTTTTGCCTCCTTCCCGTGTAATAAAAGTTGCGCCGGTAGAGACAGCAAGATCAGAAAGTATATTCCTACGTTCCTCGCCATATTGAGGCGCTTTAATTGCTGCTACCTTAAGAGTTCCACGCATTGCATTCATAATCATGGCAGCAAGAGCCTGGCCATCAATGTCTTCGGCCACTACAATCAAGGGCCGGCTCTCTCTGGATATCATTTCTAATAAAGGTAAAATTTGCTCTACTGCAGAAATTTTATGATCTGTTACCAGAAGTAGCGGATCATTGTAGTGCATAGTAGCACGACGCTCATCAGTGATAAAAGCATTAGCGCAATAACCAGCGGCAAGTCGAAAGCCCTCTGTGACATCTAGTGAAGTCTCCAGAGATCGTGACTCTTCAATAGTAATGGATCCATCTTGACCCACGCGATCAACAGCAAGAGCGATAAGTTTTCCGATTGACTCATCATTGTTTGCAGAGATGGTTGCAATATGAGTGATTTCATCCGTGCTTCTAACTGGCTCAGCCAGTTCTTTAAGCTTCTCTGTAATTTCTTTAGTTGCAAGTTCTATTCCTCTCTGTAAATCATAGGGCGAGACCCCCGACGTAACATATTTCTGCGCTTCTCTTAGGATTGCTCTCGCCAACACAATGGAGGTTGTGGTGCCATCTCCAGCGATATTATTAGTTTCGATTGCCGCCTGTTTAATAATCTGAACACCAGCATTTTCAAATGGATCCTCCAACTCAACAAAATGTGCTACAGTTACGCCGTCTTTTGTAATAAATGGTGTCTTACCTTTTTCTTGTAAGAGCACGTTGCGCCCCTTGGGGCCTAGTGTGGAAGCTACATTATCTGTGAGAATGTTTACTCCCTTCATAATTTTCTGTTGCAGAGTTTGTTCTCTGTTATACGCTCTACTCAAATATCACCTCTATTAATAGTATAATCTGTTTTTGGTTGTATGTCAAGTTATTTTATATTTCTGTTGTCTTCTTGATGTCTTGTTCAAGGTGATCGGCCGCAGTTGCGGCCGTGTTTCCTGCTGGCTTATCCTCTGGGTTGGCGAGATAAGTATTTAAGTTATCACTGGTTGTCTTGAGCGCTTCCAAAATCTTATAAAAATCATTATAAAGTTCTTTTAAAATCGTCTGCGCTTTTAGACGAACTTGGTTAGAACTAGGAAGCGTAAACGATTTAACTATCTGTCCTGATCCCATGCCAGCATGTCCCTTGGGCCCTTGAATGTAGTCTGTCTTATTCAATTTAAATTGAGTTTTTCCGCTGCCCGGTTTTGGTACGCGTCCAAGTTCTTGGAATATCTTAAATTTTTCCCAAGTGAAGTCAAATTCATAAAAATCTAACTTAACACCATCCTGGGCGGCCGTTTTTAGCACAATAATATATTTCATACCAACAATATTATCACCAACGATGGATGGAAGAGGCTCCCCTTCCTCGCCTGGTGCTGGTTCTTCCACCGGCACGAATTTCCCTAATTTGGGATCCCAAATCTGGGCTGCGCGCACAGATCCTTCGTCCACCAATTCGAATTCCTCCTCGGCGGGGGCGGTGGGCTCGGCACGGGTTGCCTTGGACGCTTCCAGCCATGCCTTTTTTAACTCGGCAGCTTCAGGGATCTTTTTGGCAAACGAATTAAGCAAATCGCTCACGCTACCTTTGACAGTCCCACCGGGGCGCGCTAGCAACTTTAAACTAACAGGTACGCCATCTTTCTCGCCGGGTAGTATGATAGTAAAATCAGCAATTGTTTTCTCTTGACCAGACTGCGCTGCAGATATCTGCCTGGAGTCCCCACCTGCCATCGCAGCCAAAAACGCCTCGAAAAGGAAGCCGGCCGGTGAGGGGCTATATTGTGCCCCTGTAACAATCGCGGCAAGTGTATCTAATAGCAAAAGATTAGAGATAACCTGAGATATGGGTAGTTGTTCTCCTTTGCCCTCTAAAGTCATAGTGGTAAAATTCTGTAGCTGTGCTAATCTGTTTCTCAAAGTCGCAACAGGATCGCCGGAAGAGGCGCCTCCTATTTTTTCAACAAATTTGGCTATATCTTCGCGCTGTGCTGAGTCCGGTTTTCCCCACGCCTCACTAAGCTGAACAAAGGGCAAAGCAATATTAACTGTTTCTGTCTCTTTCATTTCGGTGGAGATCACATCCTTGCCCTCCTTCTCTCCTTCCCCTATCACCTCTGGCTCAATAGCATCATACAACTGTTCAACCATTTCCATTAACATGGAAAAGTCGATAGGCTTCTTCTCTTCCTTCTTTTTATATTCTTTTCTTAAAATCTCAGATAGTTCAGACATTTATATACCTCATAATATTTCGTCAGCGATCCCTAACTTAATTGCTTGCTCTGCAGATAAATAGACATTCACTTTACGTTTTAACATTTTTTTAAGTTGAGATTCTGTCATTTTTGTTTCTAACACTAAACAATTTATATACATTTTTTGCAGTTCTTCAATTGCTTCTAGTTCGTTAACGAGATCGTGAATATTGCCCTGGTTACCGGCACTTACTGAATGAATCATAACACGACAGTTCTTTGCAATCCTGCGCTTGCCCTTTGTTCCGCAAGCAAGCAGTGGCACACCAGCCGACATCACCTTTCCAACTCCTATCGTGTGGATCTCTGTTGTTTTCTGAATGTTTTTCATTATATCATATAAGGCAAACATATCGTCAGCTGATCCGCCATAGGTTGAGAGATAAAACTCAATGGGCTCTTTGTCTTCTTCTTTTTTATCTTTATTTGTTTCATTCATATACATGAGCGCATGAACGATTTCAGCTATTGGTTCTTCTTGAATGTCGCAAAACAGGCCCACGGTTCTTAAGTTAAGTTCTTCTCCTTCTTGTGGCTTGATAGGGTCGACCAAAACAACCTTTTTTTCTTCTATAATTTCTTCGACGCCTTCAAGAAAGCTGCGTAACTTTTCTTTTAACTTATCCAATACATTACTCTTCAAGAAAGAACGCATGCGCAACCTCTCTGTTCTGTTCAAGATACTCCATTCCCGATTTCCAATCATCAAAATCTAAAATTTCTTTGTAGAATTTAGAATGCTGTTCAACTATATGTTTGACTGCTTTCTCTTTATAGGAATTAATTGCTAGATCAATATTAATAGCATAAGCCTTAATGTTCTGTTCGCTTGCGTTATTCTCTTTCAAGGTGAGAATTTTATATGTTTTAGAGTAAGCAAAGTTTTCTAATGACTTTGCAAGAATAGCAAGACTGATTACCTGCGCACTCTTTACTATCAATATTCCAGTTCTAGTGGCGCGAAAAAAATAAAATGTCTTACAAGTTAGATAACCAAACGCAAATACTAGAAGATATTGAAGCCACTCCATATAGTATCCTTTTCAAAAAAATAACCACCAATATTTCTATCGGTGGTTTATTATAACAGCTTGTAAATTCTTTGTCAACTACTTTTTCAAGAGCCTCTTCATAATTCTTTCGGCTAGTTGATCGGCCATCTTTTCTTTTCGAGATTCCTTCATCAGACGAGCGGCTACACGACGGGCGACTTCTTGCATCATTTCTTCTTCATCGCCCATTTCCATTTCCATTTCCTCACCTCCTTCCGGGGGCACTTCTTCCATTCCAGGCTCTTCCATACCAGGCTCTTCCATTTCAAGCCCTTCTTCCTCTTCTTCGCCACCTTCGGTGCGTTCGGCATCCATTACAATACCATATGGCTCAAGCGCGCTACCCATAGCATCAAGCATTGTTTCTAGAGCGGTTTCCACAGCTTCTACAGCTTCAGGTGCAAGTTCTTCTGCTCCCTCATCTTCCAAACCTTCTTCGTCTTCCAGGCCCATTTCTTCATCTTCCAGGCCGGCCTCTTCGTCCGCTCCCACATCGGCCATGGGGTCTTCTTCGGGTACACCTTCGTCGCCCATCGGAATCTCTTCTTCCCCGCCTCCCAGTTCAGGCTGCTCAGAAAGCGTGCGCACTCTTCGGGCGCCTAGGGCCGGCATACTAGCCAGCGTCATGAATCTCCGAATCTCTGATTCAGTTAGCAAAGTCTTTCGAGCCATTATTAAATCTCCTTAAAATACACAAACTCAAATATAAATAGTGTTGTATTTCAATAAACTCCCTAAAAAAGCAAACTCATGCCAGATAGTCGTTTTTTTAACTTTTCTAATGCTTTAACTTCTATTTGTTTTACCCTTGCAAAGGAGATACCTAAACGCTCTGCAGACTCTCTAAGTGTCATATTTCCATTCTCGTAAACAGATATTAAACAACAATTATGTTCTTTTTCATAATCTATCCAAAGGCGACACTCCGTCACTGGGCATGACACTCCTTCTTTTAAACAATACTTGGAGCATTTTAATAATCCATTTTGTTTCATAGTTCAGGATACTCCTCTTCCAGCAAATCGAAAATGTTTTCTATCTCACCTTCGCTAAGTGCAAAATCCTTAAGCGTTTCTTTGCCTTTGTATCGTAGTTTTTTAGATTTAACTTTTCGGCTTTTAGATTGTTGTTTAACTTCATCAATGTATCCCTGTATTCTTTCATCTCCTGTAATATATCCTGTTACAATGTGACGAAAGAAAGCGGATTGTGTAAGCGCATCTTGCTTCAATCTGACTAATAATTGTGCTTGGCGGTGATCGTTGTCTGTAAAGATTATTCTTTTTGTTAGGTTACCATAATCTATTTCAGTAGACATTACCACTCCCTCGTTTTAATATGTGTATGACTCTCTGACAAACCAGAGTGTGTTTGCCGAACAAACTGTGCTTTTGTTTGAAGCTCAACTATTGATCTGACACCACTGTACGAAAGCCCGGACCGGATACCTCTCTCCAAATCTTCTAGAACCGATCTAACAGAACCACGATAAGGTACCCTGGTGGAAACACCCTCAAAAGAACTGTATTTTCCTCGCCAACTCACTTGGGCTTCTTTGCTTGCCATGCCCCGATACGACTTCCAATGGAAGCCGTCAGAATCCTCAAGGATTTTTCCTGGTGTCTCGTCAGTGCCGGCCAACAACGAACCACACATTACAGCGTGGGCTCCAGCGGCAAGGGCCTTTACGATATCGCCTGAGTTTCTAATGCCACCATCAGCAATAATAATCACATCTCTATCTGTCTTTGCACACTCCATAATAGTTTGGAGGCCTGGCATTCCGTGTCCCGTCTGGATACGCGTTGAGCAAATAGATCCTCCTCCGATGTTACAACGAACACTGTCTGCTCCCCAATCGGATAAATCGTTAATGCCCTGAAGCGTAGCTACATTTCCTGCCATAATATGAAAGTTATCAGAGCACATCTTTCTTAGTTTGTGCAGCGCCTCTTTCATAACAATGTGATGGCCATGGGCAACATCGATACATAAAAAATCAATGCCAGCATCTAATAGTTCGACGGCTCTTTCGAGATAATCACCGGTGATGCCAATGGCGGCTCCTACATTATTTTCTATCCGTGATATAAATTTTAAATTAATAAAGCTACATACACCCCTGACCAATGAAGCCTGTTCATCAATTGTGTTGTAACGATGGATTATCGATGTACCACCACATGATGTCATAGCAACAGCCATATTGTTTTCTGAAATGGTGTCCATCGGTGCAGAAATAATTGGAAGCTTCAATGCCACCCCCTTTCCCAAATTCGAAAAAATATCCACTTCATTCCGCGTGCGAATATCTGAGTACTGGGGCACCAATAGCACGTCGTCATATGATAAAACTTCGTGCATTATTTCTCTCTCTCAATAAAATCTTTAATATCCTTTAAGTGATACCAAGTTTCTCTGTTTGGTGTTTCTGGATCCTTCAGCACTCTTATTTTAGGCGCCTTGAAGCCTGTTTTGATTAAAGTAATCGTGGGTACTCCACTAAATCCTATAATCTTTTCCGCTTGTGGATAATCCGCGATATTGAAAGCAAAAAAGTGTAAGTCTGAATATTCCTCGTTTTCTGCTATGTCCTTATAAGAATTACTTAATTTATGACAAAACGGACACTTATTCGAATAAAACTTAACAACACAAGTTGCGGATTCATTTACATTGCCAGACAACAATTTTTGAAGTGCGGTTTTTGATAGTCTATCAATCGACATTTTCTCTCTCCTCAACTACTTTCTTTGCCTTTTCAATGCAGGGAGGGCAAAATAAGCGGACCTTTTCCGCCTCCTGGTGAACCACTACCGACCAAGATGTAACCATTTCTTTATTCTTTTTATCAAAAGGTTCGCGACACGCATTACATTTATCAGGTAAAAGCCCAAATAATGCGACTTTGGTGGTTAGTGCTTTCTCTGCGTCCGAAGCCATGGCCGCAGCACGTCTTTGTTTTCTATTCATCATCGCTCCATCGTATATACAGACGGATACAACTGTTGAACATATGATACCCCGGCATTAAATACAATTATCGCAGATGGGAAGGGGGCGGAATTCTTAGAATCGCCAAACTTTAAACGTCCTTTAATAAAGTGTATTTCTCTTGCCTTCATTACATAGTCGTGCCAATATTTAGTATCTGTTCTTGAGGGGACAAGCATTACAACCTTTGTGCCTGGTTTTTGGCTTTCTTTATACGCCTTCTCGACCCACTCTGAAAGATTGCGATACGGCGGATTAACAAAAACAGTTTCCCCTTCCCAGTCTTGCGCCAGTCCATTATCTTCAAGAGTGTAATACTTCTTAGTCTTGTGATTTTCTGATGTGGCACAGGGATCTAAAGTAAACCTTCCAAATCTCCAGTCTAGCTTATTAAAAAAATCTATGGGTGTTTCCCATTCTCCTGTTTTAGAGCTAAATAATGTTTTTTGTGTTGTCTTATTCATTTGTACTCCCTAGTGTTGCCGCGCCTCTGGTGCTCATTGTAATTGGATATTCATATAATTCGCCATCTTTTCGCTCTACTGCTCTAAAATGTACTACAGGCACCATCACGACTTGTGCAATCTTCGTGCCTGCTTCAACGGTTTGTGTCACATTTCCTACATTATGAAGATTAATAAACACTTCTCCATCATAACCTGAATCAATGACACACGCGCCCACCAACAAGCTTCGCTTTGCCGCCACGCTAGAACGGTTTTTAACCTCTAACATGTATCCGTGCGGTACTCCAAATCTCAAGCCAGTAGGGAGAACCTTGCTCTCCCCTGGTGCCAAAGACGCTGGTAAGTGTTCACCATTAGGGGGCGGTGAATAGTACACATCCAACCCGGCATCCGATGGGTGACCACGCGTAGGATGAATAGCCAACGGATGAACCATTGAATACTCAAGCAGCATTGCTCTTCCTCTTCTTATTCAGAATGAGATTATAAGCATCATAGAATTCATCGACGTTCAATTCGCTCTTCATAAAACGATATGCCTTAACGGCAGTGCGGATCTCGTCGGTGGACAACCACCCATTGTCACGGAACTCCTTACGAAGTTCTCTCTTCTGCTCCTTATATGGTTCCATCGCTTCTTCGATGGCGTTTAGTGATCGAACATATTCCAAAATATAACGATCTTTTTCCTTGTTTGTTGTGGCCATGTAGCCTCCTTTTGTATTATTAATATACCAGACTGAGATGGCCGTGTCAAGTGTTATTCGAATTTAAATTCAACTTTAACGTTAATGTTTAAAGTTGGAACATGTAAATGATTAACTAAGTTGTGGCGCCTGCATTCATGTGGCGCGAGGTACCAGTCAGCGTGTCCTCTCTGATGAATAATATCTAAAAAATGATTTTCTTCTTTTCCGCAGTTCTCTGCCATCATATAAAAAATCTTTTTGTTTAATCTTTCTGCCTCGTTTGCGTCTGCTTTAAGCTCTTCAACTTTGCCCTCCATCATTGAACTAACGTCGTGAATCATTACGGTGGCGTCTGCATCCATATACCTTTTACCTTCGGTTCCAAAGCTTGCAAGTACAGCACCACAAGACATCGCCTTCCCTTGTATAATAGTGGCAACTGGTATTTTGGAATGTCTAACATCGGATATCATCGACATCAATGAATATACTTGTCCACCGTAGCTATCAATTATAATCGGAATCACTGGCTGTCCTGTGTTTTGTGCTTTGCTCATCTGCGTAGAGAATTCATTGGCAGAATCCTCATCAAACTTTCTTACACGAATAATAACAGGTAAGTCTTCGACCAACTCCTGTTCTTTTAAAAGTGGACTAAAATATTTAATTATATTCATTTTGTTTTATCCTAATAATTTGAATGTTCTCCCAATCGCATAAGTAGAAAACCCCCACTGTTCGTCATATTTAAGCTTTGCCATGTATGGCTTATTAAGCGAGATCTTATCCTTCTCTGGTTTAACTCCCCAACAACGGATTCTTGTCTGTTCATTGTTGCTATCGATAACTTCTACAATCCAGTAATCTTTACCGTTCTTGGTCTTCTTCGGCGTAATCTTGCGTGGAATAAACCAACACACATTCAACAAACTATCGAATTCTGAAATCGGCGGAATATATTTGTCGCTCAATCTCTTCAGCATATCATCATTTACCACGAGATTCAAAGGGAAAACTCCAGTAAGCTCTGTTCTAAATTGAATAATTTCTTCTTCGCTAAAATGTCCCTCGGGACGATACAGTTCCATATTCTCGGCTAGCTTCTTTGTGTTCTTTGGGCGCTCTACGATACAAGCAGACCAAAAATGCTTCATGCCAGTGAACCTATCATCAATCAAGTTATCTAGCGCTCCCCCTCGACACAAAGCGTCCAAGGACTTCTTGTTTAACTTACCATATGCCACCCCTTCTTTAAAGAGAAGATCTTCTGCGTTTGTAAAAGGACGGTTATTGAGTATCTGTTCAATCGCTGCCATCCCCAGCCCCTTGATAGAGGTAAGCGGCTGAATCAGAGTCTTGCCATCCTCACTGATCTCCCAGATAACGCCCGACTTATTAATGTCCAGCGGCTCAATGTTATATCCGTACTTCTTAGCAATGTTGATTGCCTTTTCTTTTCTGCTCTCTGGTTCTTTATCCAAGAACGCTGCTAACCATTCTACTGGATAATATGCAAATAGGAAAGCGCACTGATAAGACAACATACTATAGGAAACAGCATGAGACTTGTTAAAACCGTAACCTGAAAAGTATTCAAAGTTATTCCATAAAGTTTGCGTGCTATCCTTGCTAATTCCTTTTTCTTCGCATCCTGCGATGAACTTGTCATAAATCTTTCTCTTTGCTTCGCTTCCCTTTCCTGTTCCCTTCTTGGTTAAAAGTTTGCGTAGTTTATTTCCCTCGTCCAAAGACAGATCCTTACCCAACGTATGGGCGATCTTGGCGATCTGTTCCTGGAAGATCAGGAAACCATATGTTTCCTCCGTAATCTCCCGCACCTCATCCGTAAGATAGGTGATGCGGTGTGGGTGCTCTCGTGCTTCCATAAAGTCGTCATGTACGTTAGCCGCTAGCGGGCCAGGACGGAAGATGGAAGTAACAGCGGAGATGTCAATAATGTTTCTCGGCTTTACTCTCTTACAGAACTTCTGCGATCCTGGCTCTGTGAACTGGAAGATACCAGCCCACTTGCCTGCGTGAAAGATATCTTCATACACTTTCTGATCGTCCAAGTTAATAACATCTGGATGCAGGTTGTTGTTATAATATGCCTTTACGTCTTCAAACGTAGGATCTGCTATGCCTTCATGACGCTTCAAAATATGTCGGATGCACTCCTCAATCATCTTAAGAGTGGAGAGCCCCAAGATATCAAACTTAATGAACCCCATCGGCTCCAAGTGTCGAACGTTCTGTCCTTCGCTCCACGGTGTCTGTCGCACACCACCAGAGTTAATCAGCGGCATATATCGATCTAGATTCTCCGCAACCACCACGCCACCAGCGTGACGCGAGCAACTACGTACCTGCCCAACTAGGGCCTCAACATGCGTCTTAACTTCCGGGTAGGCATTTAAAAACTCCTGTAGAGATGAACTAAACTCCATTACCTCTTGCCACGTAGGAGCGTATACACCAGACTTAATCCCATGACGGCGTTTAGCTTCGGGCGTAGCCTCGTAGATCATCTTGCCTGTTACATTATTAACTTCAGTGAAAGGAATACCGTACAACTTTGAAATGTCTTTAATTAGTGAACGTAACTGCAGCGTGTTCCAGTTAGAGATGGGCGCAACGGTATCCTCGCCCCACTCTTCAATCAGCGCTTCCTTCAAGGCCATCGGATCTGCTACGTCATAATCGATGTCTGGGTAGTCTGTCGCATCTGCTCGAAGGAAACGAGAGAACAGCAAATCATATTTAATAGGATCGATCTGTGTGATGTTCAATACGTAGGCTACCAACGAACCTGCAGCGGATCCTCGTCCTGGGCTCGTGAGCATCGAACTAAGCGCACGATCAGAAATCGCCTTCATGGTAAGGAAGTACTTAGAGAAGCCGCGATCATCAATAACCTTGAGTTCGTACTTAAGCCGGCTGAGGTACTCGTTATTGTAAAGGAAACCTAACTCCTTGATGCCGTCCATAGAAAGCTTTACCAACGCCTGAGTGGCTGTCATCCCTGCTGGCACCACAAAATCAGGCAATCTAACAGTATTATCCGGCAAAAACGCATCAATGCGCTCATGGGCAATCCGATGCGTTTCTGTAATAGAATTTAAAACCAACTCATCATCGTAATCGTACTCTTCAGAGTATTGTTTATAAGAATCCCACATTTGATTTCCGTTCTTTGGATACAGTTCATAACCAATCTCTTCTACGCCCGCAGGCAGATCCGTACTGTCCGCCCACTTTGGGGTTCCCTTGCCAAGCCAACCAAGACGCTTGTAAAGCTCGCGATCCTTCCAAGCGTCAGGGTTGGGGTAATGACTATCGGCTGTCGAAATCAGTCCAATGTCAAACTCTTTAGCAGTCTGAATAATATATTGATTCAGTTGGTGTTGTTCCTTAATGTTGTTCCATTGAAGCTCTGCGTACCAGCGATCTCCAAAGATCTCAGTCATACGCCTACTTGTCTCGCGCATTGCGCCTAACACAGCTTCATCGCCTTCCTCACGGTTCTCCCAGAAGTTACCCGCATAGACGCCGCCCAGACAAGCAGAGGCAGCAATGATGCCTTCTCCATACTTCTCCAGCAGCGCGTAATCCACGCGAGGATACCGATAAAAATTCTCGGATTTATAGCTCTCGGAGATCAATTTAAAGAGGTTATTTAAGCCCTCCTGGTTCATCGCTAACAGGATCAAATGTCTACGCCTACGCAGGACATCTTGTGTCCTTTTGCTCGCGCCCTCCTAACAGGATCAAATGTCTACGCCTACGCAGGACATCTTGTGTCCTTTTGCTCGCGCCCTCGTCCTCTACAGTGGCGCCTGACGCCTTGTCTGCCTTAATGGCACGAGCCTTCTTCTTGTCTTCCATCGCCTTGGTGTACTCTTCGCGCCATTCTGAGATGGATGGGATAAAATATGCCTCACAACCAAAGATAGGTTTGAAGTCTTTACCTTCCGCCTGCATCTTTTTGGCGTGTAATACCTGATACGCTAGCCCATTCATATTGCCATGATCTGTGAGCGCCAAGGCATCACTGCCATTCTCATACGCGAAGTCCATATGCGCTTGTGGATACCCAATGGCATCAAAAATAGAACCCGCAACACTATGGGCATGCAGCCCAACAAATTTAATTTCTTTCATTCCTCAACCTCATATGCTATTTTACTATGTTTATGTGTCTGTGTCAAGCCTTCTTCTGGCTTTTTTATAATATTTTCTGAACCTAAAAAGCTACAGTATTCTCGCCACTTAGAGAGATCATAGAACCACTCCAATTCAAGGCGTGTCGCACCCTTTTCCTCCACCTCTCCGAATACGTCTTTAAAGTCAAAATGCCGTGCTGACCATCGTTCTTCCAGCGGTAGCTTCTCTGACGGCATTTCGCCCGGCGGGGGATTAACAAATGTTCTGGTTGTCTTTTTGTTTACTGCGTTGCGACAGGCTTTAAAGTCTTTTCCAAACATAGTAAAGGCAAGCGGTACGTTGTCTTTTACTGTTTTGTCATCGTGTGTTAGGAAAAAGTTTTCTTTCATACTGGAGATTTCAATCCTGTGCTCTCTCAAGCTATAAATGTCATACGCTGACATGGGGAAAGTAATATAATACTTATCAGGCAACAGCCACTTAGATATTTTATAGGCTACCTTCCAAGCAGCCAGAATACCATATAAAGCCCCCCACCCATAAGAGTCGCGACGGTCGCGATCTTTTGGATGAACCGGCATATAGTAAATAGGAATTTCCTTTCTTACGCCCTGATAAAATTTGGTGAATTTTCGAGAATAATAAACAGGGTCGTATACCCACTCCCCCACTCTCTTTCTGACGATGGGTGCCAGATCATCATTTGCCACAATCCAGATAGTTTGACAGCCGGCTATAGCACATTCAAAAACTGCCTTTTGAATAGCTGTATAGCCAGCATCCACAGGCATCATGATGGCCGGAATATCCATATCGAAATCTGTCTTAAGATTTGCTACTGGAATAATGCCGGCCAAGTGAGAATGGCGGGGAATAGCTGTCAAAAATGCCTCAAAAATCTATCGTAGGCCAAACTAGCCGGATGTAAATCTCTGAGTAAATCTTCTTCTTCAACTTCTGGTATCTTGATGTCATCCTGTTTCTCCCACGACGCACCTTTCTCCTTACGTTTTGTTCTGGAGATAGATGTTGTTCTAAATTTATAATATTTGGGTTTTCCATTTGGTCCATAACCATTAAATACTCCTTTCATTCCTCTGGTTTCCATTTCGGAAATTAGTTTAAATCTTGCCATTGTCTCAGAAAAATCAAAGTCTAAGATATCTTCTTCTTTAATTCTTGAGACAACGCATGCATCCTTCACGGGAGTGTTGCCATCAATTCTATCAGATGGATAGAACCATACTTCGTTAACGAAGTCGTCTTCCAGTCGAATATAATCAATGTCGTGCTTCCCTCCTCGATTGAATGCTATCCAATCATAACATATATAATCATCGTTCGCAAGTGTTTTCTTTTTTAGACCAAAACAATTTTCATCACCAAAATAATAGCACGTATTAAAATTTATTTGGGCGATTTTTGAGTACTCGTTCGAACATATAACTTTATTCTCCTCTAATCTCATGCTTTTACATAAGTTAGAAAAAGGGACTTTTCCATCAAGAGACAAGAAAAAAAGAAGACGCTCCCATAGCTCTTCCTTCGCTATTCCAAAAGTCAAAATCTCGCCAAAGGCCTGGAAATTTTTTTCGGTGTTCTCTAGTTTTAAGGAAGAAAAATCTAAATCAGGCTTGAAGTAATCGAACCGAAATGGACGCTCAGGATGAGAGAATATTAGCGGCATCTGGTTATTAAAAGCAAACAAAACTGCTTTCAAATTACTTCCAATAACTATTTTATCATATTCAAATATCATTAAAATGAAATTGATTCACCGCAACCGCATGCTCTCTTGGCCTTTGGAGCATTAAACACCAACCCAGATTTTAATAGATCTTCTTCATAATCTATTTCCATCCCATTTAGAAATAAATAAGATTTTATATCTGCTGTTCGGCAAATTCATACTTATACATAAAGCCCGAACATCCTCCTCCTTCCAATCCTATACGAAGATAATGATGTGGAGTTTGACGCTGAGTGAGCAAAGATTTAATTTTAGTTTTTGCTTTTTCTGTTATTGTTATCGCCATCTGTTGTTCCTCAAACGAAGTATGGAGTTTCACCTGTCATATGATCTGTGACATCTTCAATTTCTCCAATATCTGGGAATATTTCCCTAAAATGTCTTTCAACTCCAAGCATCATCGTTGCTTTTGATGATGCGCAGCCATGGCACCCTCCGCCCATCTGCAGCTTTAAAGATTTATGCTTTTCATCAAAATTATGAATTGAAATATAACCACCGTGCATTGCTAACCCAGGATTAATTTCTTCATCAATAATTTCTTGAATATCATTTTTTGTCATTTTTTTCCCTATAATCCTTAATTGCTGCCTTAACGGCATCTTCCGCCAGCACGGAGCAGTGTATTTTAACAGGGGGTAGGCACAGTTCTACTGCAATATCTGCGTTAGTAAGGATCTCTGCTTCTGTGATATTCTTCCCCTTAACCAAAGTTGTAATTAACGAACTAGATGCAATTGCGGAACCACATCCAAATGTTTTAAACTTCGCATCTTCAATAATACCATCATCATTAATTTTTAATTGTAGTTTCATTACATCCCCACATGCTGGAGCACCTACCAATCCTGTGCCAACAGAGGGATCGCTCTTATCCATAGAGCCCACATTCTGTGGGTTTTGAAAATGATCTACAACTTTATTTGAATACGCCATAATTTCTCCTTTATATATATCCTTTTAGTCTTTTTTTATCATGCCATTATTGTAATGGCCGCCTTTTTCCCACTCTGGATGCATTATATGCATATTCTGTGGATAATGTTTCCATCCCAAAGCATGGCCTATTTCGTGCTCTAATACTCGGGGACGGTTCACATGTTTTTGTCTTATAAAGATTTTTGCTCTCACAATATATTTAGTAGCGGTGTTGACCGAAGTGCGCGTTACTGCCAATAAATCTTCCGCTAAATCCTGGTTTCCCCCAGTTATTATTATTCCACTCCCGTAATCCGCTCCAAGACATTCGGGAGAATCATAATTATATATTATATCATGAAACTCATAACCACTGTTGCGCCAATAAGCAATAGCTATTTGAACTCTAGTATGAGAAATCTTTAATTCTTTGCAAATCTTTACCAAGGGTGGTAATCTCCATGTGCCTGTTTGTTTCGGTTTCCCAAGTGCAAATACTTCGTAAGTATTGGCAGTTAAAAAATGTAAGGAATCTCCTGTAGTGTCCAAACAAGAAAACAATAATAATACGAATAACATATTAGTACATAGTTATTCTTCTTCGTTCTTCACCTCGTCCAAAAGCGCCTTAATGTCTAAGCCTGCGCAGTCTATTTTTCTCTTGCTAACATGATAATGGCTTACAAATCCGCTGAATTTACCGTATGGGACATCTTGTTCATATTTTGTTGATGTCTTTCCAAATTGTCCTAGCGGTGTTTCATAAGGTATTTCTGTGGCGCCGTGAATAGCTTTCCATAGCGCCTTTAATGCTTCAATCTGTGCTGGATAAAAATCTAAAAATGGCTTAAGTTTGCTCCCATGAACCCAGGCGCCATCTACCGTTGGTCGTTCTCCAAATCCTCTCTTTACATAAGTTTCCTGGTATTTGGGGTAATATGCATTTGAGATCTCGACACCAACAGATGCACGGTTTGTTCGCGATGAACCAGCATGAAATGCTGCGTGTTGCATATCTAAGGTCTGATAAATAGTACCATCGTTATCAATTAAAAAATGAATCGAGATACCACGTTTGTCAAGCACTCTTGCGCAAGAGGCAGCGGACAAACAAACATCCCAATGATTTACAAAGTAACGAATTTTTCGTAATGGCCTTCCAGTATAATCATAATAGTGACCCATATCAGCTTTAAAGCCGCCTCTTTCTGACCACAAAACAACTCTATCCCACTCAATGGGAAAACAATTGCCATTGTAAACAATATAGTTAGAGTACTTTGGGTCATCTGGTTTGTGTTCATCAATTTCTGATTGTCTTTCTGTCCATAAACGACGAAATGTCATTGGGCCACATAAACCATCGGCCGATAGTTCTCGGTCCTTTTGCCACTTTTTGATAGCTCTAACTAGCTTATCGTCAAAATATTTCTCACCAAACCAAGTTGGATCCCATCCAAGCTTCTTGGCTGATGATTCGTTATAAAAATCTTTGTCCATTAATATATTCCTTATAATATTCCTATAATGTAATTATCTAGGATTACATTATATCTACTTCCATCCACGTTTATTTCTTCCATCATAGATTTATCAATAATAATTTTTGAATCCATAAGCAACATATTTTTAAATCTAACATCGTCAGCCCAATCCAAAACAGTCACAATAGCGTGTCTTTCTTCAGCTGGCTTAAAACTCTCTGGGAGTACAATACCACTAGCAATTTCTGCTTGTTTTTGCTGTGTTTCCACTAGTACGTATCGATTAACAGGCTTAAACAATACCCACCTCACCTTCTAAGAGCTTCTTGTGTACCTTGAACTCGCTTTCTGTTAAGAAAAGATCTTCGCGGCAAGTGCAATGCTTGCAATACATTGTAATATTTACTTTTCCGCCAACGAGTGCTCGAATGTTGCCTGTGGGCGCCCAATAGCATTCCTGTTGACAATCGCCTATTGTTTTTATTCTCTTTTGATCAAAGAGATGATTGAAATTCATCTATACCTCCTATTAAATAGTACATGAATCATTTGTACAAAACTTTGTTCCACTTCCACCCTCTTCGTCTTGGATGCGTTGAATCGGTTTTATATTTTTTATCATTTTTTTATAAGTCTTTTTATCAATTGCTTCGTAGGGAGCCTGCGTATAACCAGTTTCTTTGTACCTCAAAAACGACACAGCCTTGAGACGTGTCTCGTACATCTCTAAAGCATCTTTAATTTGATGAGCCTCGTCGTCATTAAAAGTTACAGTAATAGAAACAGAATTATCCGCCCAATAATGCTGGTACTGAGCAGCAATTTCCAGCTGTTCCCACATACTTACTCCTTTCTTGCCTTTCAAAAAATACGGCTCGTGAATTGGAAATTCCACCACTTTAGTCTTAGGAGAATATTCATCATCTTCAATATTATAGCCGGCTTTTTCTAGTGCATTTAACAAGCCTGATTGATCAGAAAAACGAATACGACGAATATAATACTCACTCTCTGGAAAGTGTATTCCCGGTGTAGAGCCGTTCAGCAACGAAACCGTTCCGGAAGGCTTAATAGACGTTGTTCTAATCGATTTTGGAATACAAAGCCAGTTAGAGTATTCTTCATCTAATTCGCCAACATGTTTATATGCGCTATCGCACCACTTATATATTGTTCTCCTTCCAAATTTATTAAAAGCTTGAATAACTCCCGATTGAGAAAGTCCAATCCTTCTGTTCTTCAGCATCTTTGCATTTGTCTCTGGCCATTGTGTGTTTGCAAGTGTGACAGTCTTGCCGTAAAGATATGCAATTTTAAGAGTTTTTAAATAATCTTCATAAGAATCATGTTTAGCTGGATAAGTTTCAACTAAACAACACAGTTCTCCATCTTCTAACTGTTGTTCAACACAAGGATTAAAACCAGCAACATTAATATCATCATATCTTTCAGGATCTTTGAATCTGCCACGGGTACGAGCATTATTAAGCCAAATATATCCTGGCTCGCCATTCTTCTGGCTTTGCTCTGCGTGCCATGTATAATCCATTCCTACTTCTGCAACAAAAGAGTTATTAGAGCCCCACCGATGGTGATAAAGTTTTTCTTGATCATTTTTCATTTGAAGATAATGCATATCATCGTGAGTACCCATTGCTAACGCCGCTGAGCGACGAACGTTTCCCGCCACAACGCAACGACCAATTAAATTCTCAACATCAACGATGTCAACTGAAGTAATAGATTCTCCTATTTTATCTGAAAACAATTCATTAAGATTTTCGTGTAATTCCTTAAGTGGAGCAGACCCGCTAGACGTGCCTCCAAAACCCTTAATAAGGGCCCCTTCCGGACGAATTGCCGAATAGTCAAATTTCGGTACTTTTCCGCCAAAAAAGAACCCGTCCAAAAGAAGGTGAACAGAATCAACCCAGCCTTCGCGAGAATCATCAATCACTAACGTATCATTTGTATAATGTGGCTCTTCAATAATCACGGTTCCGGCGCCGGCAGTATCAAACCCTACACCAATTCCAACCATTAAAGCGTCCATCATCCAAGAGAATAAATACCCTCCCTTGGAAGAAAGTTCTTTGGTGGAACGAAAAGCACAATTAAAAAGTCCAGCGCCAGTCTTTTCCTCCACAAACTTAGTTCCCATCATCCACAAGCCCCGGCCTGGAGGTGTCCACTTAAGGCTAAATAAACGATCATACGCTTCTTTGGCGGTTCTCTGTGCTTTCGAGTCGTTCCATTCCAAACCACTGTCCACCACGTGTTGTTTCTGCATATTAAACATACCCTCAACAACACGGCGACATGTTTGCCACCATTCTTCTGTGCCCGTAGCGTCTGAATCAAATTCATTTAAACGTCTAGCGTAAGTACGCTTAAAAGTAACATATCCCAAAGGCCCCCACGGCACCTTCTGTGTCCGGTATGGATCAATGAACACATCTGATAAACGAAATCTACGAATGTTTTGCGAAGTTCTCATAAATTATTTTCTCCCTTTTCTGAACTTTTCATATCTTTGTTGTAATATTTGCTGTTGTTTTTTAGGCTCAAGAGCCACAGGATTCAATGGAATCTGTGACGTTGCAAGCTTTGGGACGATCTTAATACTCACGTTAGAAGTGTCCATAAAAAGATTGTATACAATACCATCTGGACCATTTCTGTTTTTGGCGATAAAAAGCTTTCCCTGCTTCTTTTGTTTGTCTTCAACTGTACGAGAAACAGAAAAAATAAAATCGGCTACAAAACATTTATTGAAAGCTTCCGAAATTTGTTCCATTGTAATCACTTCTGCGTTTAGCCCAGATCTATTTGTCTGAGAAGCTGTCCATAGCGCACACTTAAATTCAGAAGCAATCGCTCTAAGCTCTTCATAAATAGATTCCAATTCGTTTCTTTTCTCTTTTCTAACAACAACGGGTCTTAATAAATCAGCGTAATCCACAATAATCATACCAGGCTTTATTCCTCTTTTAATTAACCGAGAAAGATGAGCACGAATTGTATTGGTTGACGCCGATTTAGTGGCGTATTCCTTAACAATTAGTTTACCATCAATCTGACTAATTTGTTTATAAATATCTTCTTTAAAATTAGGTAAATTTGAGAGAGGATATCCAGTGATACAGCTATCATATCTATTACCAATAACAGTGTCGGGTAACTCAAGGGTGTAATGAACTACTACCTTTTTTTCTTTAATCGCCTGGACGCCGAGATGGACCAGCACCATCGATTTACCTGCGCCAGTGGGAGCGATCACTACACCCATTTCTTTTTGCCCCAATCCGCCACCGCATAGGCCATCGATGTCTTTCCAACCAGTGGTAACGGGACGACGGTGCTTGGGCTTATATCGATCTTCAAAATCCAGAATAAAATCGTGTCCGAAATCTGTCTCAGAGCCCAATCTTAGTGAATCATTAATAACTTTTGAAATTTCATCAAAAGAACATGTTTGTAATAAGCCAACAGACTTCATCATTGCCTCTTTCAAATTTTGTTTTCTGCAAAAATCCAAAGATGCTTCTTTGATATATTCTATATCTGTAAGCTCTCTTGTGTGTATTTTGGCAAAATAATCGCGCACTTGCTTCTGGACTATTTTGTCTTCTTTTTCTAGCTCAGTGCGTAAAATGCTTATAATGGCATCCACAGAGGGGTGTTTATTATACTTTTCTCTATAATTTGTAATTTTCTGTACAAAAATTCTCAAATATTCTAGTTCTAAAAAATTAACATTGAAGACTTCCATTATCTGATCCGCAAACGGACGATCTTCAAAAATTAATTGTACCAGCCCTTCTTGGAAAGCCTTGCCATACTTTCCAAAACTTGCGTCTTCTCTTGTCATTTATGTCCTCTTTAAATATTATAAGTATAACATGTTAACTATAAAAGTCAACTGCACTCTCTAACGATTTTATTCATATGTGTTTTCAAATCTTCCAAGTTTAGTTCTCCGAATCCATCATCACGCATCATCCGAATAATCTCTGTTTTATTAAACGTAAAATCAAAGTTCTCAACAGCCTCTTTGACTACCATTTTTGATTGAAAGGACATCTGAGGAACATATAACTGCATCATTTTATAATTATGCTCAATCAATCCCTTTCCCTCTACGATATTGGGAAAAAACTTAAGTTTGCTTTCTGCGTATTCACAGTGTTCTATAACCTCTTCAATTGTATAGGCTTTTTCTTCCGATAAAAATTCAAGCCGTTTTGCAACCGTCGCAAAACCAGCACCTTTGATGCCTGGAAGGTTGTCAGATACATCACCAATAATCGCTCTCGCTAGTGCCATATTTGTTGGGTGTACGCCTGTTTGTTCAATAATTCTTTTCTTGTTCAACAATTCTTTCTTCACTGGGCGCATAAGTACAGTTTCATCATCACATAGCTGAAAGAAGTCTTTATCATTTGAAACGATAATTTTTTGCCATCCCTTATAATGCGGCATTTGTGTCACGTATGAAATAACATCATCTGCCTCAATCTCTGCTATCATAGTTTGAATGATAGGCATTTCATTTAAGTACTCAATAAGCCTACTTTGTTGCCAAACCTTATTTGTGGTTTCCTCATCTTCTGATAAGTTATGAAAGGCGCGATTCAATCGAATAGGTTTGCGACCCGCTTTGTAATTCTTGTCCATGATCTTGCGTTTCATAGAGCCATTGGGCCCATCCCAACATATAACAACATTATCAGGTTTGGTATCTCTAACCAATTTCTGGAGGATTCCAATAGAGCCCTTTAAGCCACCTATGGGCTGTCCATGGGTGGATATGGATGGGTTAATTTCGCTTTCAAAAAATACGTCTGATTCCTTATCTCCTACGCATAAAATGTCATAGGTGTCTGTCGGCTGGATGCCCACAATAAGTCCTATATAGTATACAATGGGAGGGGATACGTCGTCTATTATTCTTACTAATTGCCCTACTTTATATTTCATAGTTTATAACTCCCCACAATCTTATCATCAATGGTATACACCACCTTCTTAATGCCTACGTGCTTCATGGCAGCGTGGCACATCGAACACGGCTTACTAAGCCTGTATTCTCCACACTTGCCAATTCTCGCAACATATACAGTAGCGCCAGTAGTAATATTGCGATCAAGTCCCAAGATGACACCCAATTCAGCATGTACAGTAGACCTTCCTTTATGATCTTTTTGAAACCTCTTCCCGAAAGAAGAAAAGTTGTTTTTGTTATGTGCAGTATTTCTAATGGAGCTACCCTTGACTAGAACAGCACCATGTTTATATTCTGGATAAGCTGATTGATTTGCTATTCTTTTAGCCAAAACCATATATCGGCTAACCTTACCTTTGTATTTGTGGTATCGATCAGCCGATTGTGTATTGTATTCTGCACATTGTTTGGGCTCAGACAAGAAAACCTCCTAAACGTATATCAATTATATCCGCTTAGGAGATCAAAGTCAAGTAGTTTTATAAAATTATTATCTTCGAGTCCAAACCCACGTTCCATGGATCCAGTGTCCATGAACATCATAATAACCGATGCTCCACTTCCAAGCCCAAACATAACTAGCGTGATGGCGATGTTCGTGGTGTTTTACACCATGAGCAGTCGGCGCCGGTGTACGCTTTGTTACGTGGACACTAGAAGTCGCCTTTGGACGAGCATCGTGCTTGTGGCTCTTCTTTGCTTCTGCTGGATTACTTGCAAGTGCCAGCATTAGGATAAAAATATTTAACATGTTAAGTTCCTCCTTAGTACTTATTTGTTAGACGGGTAAAAATCACATTTATTCATTTTTTTGTGGTTTCTTTTCTGGTGTTGTATCATCCTCCATATCGGTGTGATAAACGTCTCTGTCGTGTGTGCGATTGCTTGCCAACACAACCGTTACTACCGCTATTACAATCACGCCTGTCACAATTCCGCCAACAATCACTTGTGTCTTAGTTGGTGGGCGTGGCATCGGCTGCGGCTTCGGGCTTGGATGTGGGCGTGGCTTGTGATGGTGTCCAGTCGCCACTGATAGAGTTGCTAACGGCCCGTGCTTTGCCACATCAAATGTGGTACCCGCCAGAGCAGTGTTAGAGCCTAACAGACTCATCAAAATAACTGGAATTAATCTTTTGAACATAGTGTTCCTCCTTTCTAATATTTAGACGTATGACCCATAACTTTTATTCATTTTTTTCGTAAAAATCTTTCGCATTTCCCAATCTTTCATCAAACTTTCTCACAACCTCTTCATCCATAAGTTGAAGAATCTTTTCTCTAAATTCTGAATCGTTGCGGATTAGTTCGCTCCACTTAGATGGTTGAAACTTTTTTGTATAGCCATCGGGCATTGTAAGCGTATACCAGGCTCCAGCACTCGTCAAATAATCAGAACTCTTGATGGCATCAAACCAACTTTCTTCATCTCGAATCCCAATATCCCGTGTACCCCACATAATGCGAAAGGCACAGTTTCTACCTTGTGTCCCAAAGCGAGACTTTTCTAGCTTACACTTAACCTCAGAGCCAATACGGAACCCTTTATCATCAACAACAAAGGAACTCTTCGACTTGCGACCGGTCAGCCAGATACGCAAAGAATAAGCATAATGCATAGCTTTTCCGCCTGGAGTGGTGTAAGGCGAGATCATTGCAATTTGACGGGCCATGGGTCCTTGTGGAATGTTCGTTTTCAATTGATTTAGAACTAAGAAAGTAGCTTGTTGATCAGCAATTGGAATAGTCAACTTTGACATACCCTTTGCCAGAATTCTCGCCTTTACGGCCATCGAAGACTGAGGATTAAAATCGCCCTCAATATCTGAAATAGCTGGTGTTAAAGCTAGAGAGTCCCAGATGAAAACAAGCTTTTCATCGGTTGCCCCAAGAAGCTCCTCAATCGTCTCCAGAACGAACTCGACAGA